GGCAACGCTCAGGTCGGCACCGCTCAGGTCGGCATCGCGCAGGACGGCATCGCTCAGGTCGGCACCGCTCAGGTCGGCACCGCTCAGGTCGGCACCGCGCAGGACGGCATCGCTCAGGTCGGCACCGCTCAGGTCGGCACCGCTCAGGTCGGCACCGCGCAGGACGGCATCGCGCAGGACGGCACCGCTCAGGTCGGCACCGCTCAGGTCGGCATCGCTCAGGTCGGCACCGTTACGCCGAGCCCACTTGACCGCCAACCCTATCTTAACGCCGATCGTCGCATCGGGCGCGCATGTGATTTCGGCGGTGAACTGGACGCGATTGGTCCAGCGGTTGCGGACTTCAAATTGTTCGGTGGTCGCTGCGGCATTCGCCATCATTTCCTCCATCACGGCAGCGGAATAATCCGATGCGGTTAGACTGAACTCATCCTCGGGGCGGACGCAGGGGGATGCGCCCGCCCTCTGGGGAGGTCAGGCGGCGGCGTTATTGCGGTGAACGGGGTGCCAGCTAACGGGGGCGGTCGTGTGATTGCGGGCATCGGCGCGAGCAGACGCCTTTTGCGCCTTCGTGCGATAGGGCTTGCCGTTCCACATGTTGCGCGAGGGATTTGGCTTCCCCTCAAGAATTTCGCGGGTCAGCTTCGTTCCGAAGCGGTGGGCAGCGGCATAATCCACTTTTCATCTCCATCATCACCGGCTCTCGCCGGGGCAGGGTGTCTGCCGGATGGAGGGTATTTAATGCCCACTATGGGCAAAGGTCAAGAACTATTTTTGCCCATAGTGGGCAGGTCGGCTAAAGCCCCTGCATTACGCCCACAATTCGACCGATCACGCGGAACGGTTGCTCACCCACCAGGATCGGTTGATGGCTTTCGTTGGTCGAGCAGGGCTCTAGGCGCGGCGGGTTTGACCGATACACCTTCGCGGTAGCTTCGCCGTCCTCGTTCATGATGACATAGGACCGCCCGTCATCGAGTCGTAGCTGATCGGGGTCCACCACCACATAGCCGCCGAGCGGAATCAGCTTGTCCATGCTGTCGCCTTCTGGCTCAAGGGCGAAAGCGTTCTTGCCGCCGAACACAGTAGGGACGCGGCGGGACGTGTGCTGAATGGCTTCTTTCCAGTTGCCGCACGATACGGAACCAAGAACGGGCACCATGCGAAGGCTAACTGGCAAGCCCTCCGGTAGCAACAGTTCATACGGCTGCACGCCAAGCGGCCCCGCGAGCCGATCGGCCCAATGATCGCTTAGGCGCCGATCGCCATTCTCCAGCTTGACGAGCTGGTTTGGCGTTGTGCCCGCCAGCTCCGCCAGCGCGCGGCGGCTCCAACCGGCCTTTTCCCGAAGCTCTCGAATGCGATTTGCCATGCGCCCGTTGTGGGTCGTTCGGCCATCGCCGGGTAGCACCGAAAATGGGCAACACGGGATGCTTGACATCTTGCCCACAGTGGGCAACATAGGAGACATGACGCTCAAGGATTACCTCAAGCAATCCGATGATACCACGGAAACGCTTGCCGCCCGCGTCGGCGTTTCGCCGGGTGCGATCCACAAATACGCATATGGGCAGCGCGAGCCGTCCATTGCGATTGCCGAGGCGATCGAGCGCGAAACCGCTGGCCGGGTCACAATCCCCGAACTGGCGCGCCCCACCGAGCCAACGAGTGCGGCAGCATGAGCGGGCCGGACATGTCTCGTTACCGGATTGAGGATAGGGGATATTCGTCCCCCTGCTGGATTTGGACTGGGTTCGTTGATGCCCGTGGCTATGGCAAGGTCCAACTGAACGGCACTCATACCGGCGCGCACCGAGTCAGTTATCTGCAAGCCAAGGGCGAAATCCCGAACGGCCTCCAGATCGACCATCTTTGTCGTCAGACGAATTGCATCAATCCGGATCACCTTGAGCCGGTGACGGGGCAGGAAAACATGGCTCGTCGCTACGCGCTCAAGACGCATTGTATTCATGGGCATCCCCTGAGCGGAGAAAATCTCATTCTTGAGGGCGGGTTCCGACGCTGCCGAGCCTGTGTTCGTCACCGCGATCGGGAGCGGGACAAAGTAAGAACCCGTAAAAGGGTGGCTGCACCCGAGTCTGATCGCCGTCGCGCGCTGTCCGCGTCCGACCGGGTAGCAATTTGCGAGCGACGACTGAGCGCACCGGAGACCTACAGCATTTCTGCGTTGGCCCGCTCGTTCGGCGTGAGTCGTGTGACGATTCATCGAGTGCTCAATGAACAGACGAGGGACGCAGCATGACCGCCCCCCGCTTCACCGCTCAGGGCAAGCAGGTGCTGTTCGCCGATTTCCATTACGCGGACGCCTGTAGTGAAGCCGCTGCTATCGAGATCGCTCGTGCGATGAATGCGGCCTTGGCCTCCATCCCCTCACCATCAGTAACACGGGAAGGTGGAGAATGACGGCGGCTGCTTCGCGCTGTCGGTCCTGCGGCAAGCCCGTCTGCGACTGTAGCGATCCCGAATATCAGGGTGTCGTTGCCGATCTGGCCCGCGCCAAGGCCGTGTTCCAGCTTCGCGCTGTCTGCACCGCAATGGGCATCCCGCAATCCCCCCGTCCGATCCCTACCGATCGGGCTTCCTATGGCTCGGCTGTGAGCAATCATGGCCGGGCCGCTTTGTGCGGGGAGGGGTGAATGGCTCGCCCCAAGCTCCTTGATCTGTTCTGCTGCGCTGGCGGGGCTGGTATGGGCTACCACCAAGCCGGTTTCGATGTCGTCGGCGTCGATATCAAGCCGCAGCCGCGCTACCCGTTTCAGTTCATCCGGGCCGATTGTCTGACGCTCGATCGCGCGTTCATCGCCGGCTTCGACGCGATCCACGCTAGTCCGCCGTGCCAAGCGCATTCTAGCATAAGCCGGGTCAGCGGACGACAGGAATCGCACGTCGATCGCATCCCCGAGACTCGCGAATTGCTGATCGCGTCGGGCCTGCCTTGGGTCATGGAAAACGTGCCCGGCGCACCGCTGCGCGATCCGTTCATGCTTTGTGGGACCATGTTCGGTCTCGGCACATCGTGCGGTGCCGAACTTCGTCGCCATCGCCTCTTTGAAACGAATTGGTTCGTCGGGCTCGTTCCCGAATGCGCCCACGGCTCGGCTGTCGTTGGCGTATATGGTGGACACGCGCACGATCGCCGCCGCGATGTAATTGGGGTCTACGACACTGGCGCACCGAAGAATGCTGGCGCGGAACATCGTCGCCGGACGATCACCGTCACTGGCAGCACGCCACAGCAGAACGTCATTCGTAATCGCTCCCGATTGACCTTCCCGGTCGAGGAAGCTCGGCGGGCGATGGGCATCGACTGGATGACGATGGCCGGCCTCTCGCAAGCCATCCCGCCGGCTTACACGCGGTGGATCGGAGAGCGGCTGCTCAATCATGTCCGCACCACCTCCACGGAGGCCGCATGATCCTCACCATCGCCAAGATCATCGTCATCTGGACGCTCGCCAGCATCATCGCTGCTGAGTGCTGGGCGCTGATGCGCGCGAACCAGCGCGAGCGCGACCGCAAGGCGGACGTGCTTCGGCGCGGTGGCGAAGTCGATTTCATCCAACATAGGGAGCCGTCTGCATGATGCAGCGCACAAATTCAGCGGAACGTTCCGGCATCGTAACGCGCGATCGTGTAATCGACGTGGTGCGGACATGCCTGCGCAATGCGATCGTCGTCCAGCGACTCTACACCGCCGAGCAGATCGCCGAAATGTCGGGCGTGCCGCGGCGCACGATCCTCAGCTACATGGCGAACGATCCGGGCGAAGCGCGCGAACCCACCCTGTCCAATGCGCTGTCGATTGCATGTGTCCTCGGGCAGGGACCGGTCAATTCTGTTCTGGCGTTGATCGGCTATGGCGGCGCGGTCCCGTTGGACGAGGCTGACGATGAGATGGCGCCCGGTGCCGTCGTCGCGGGGCTTGTCGAACAGCTTCACAAATTCGCCAGCGCCGCGAGCGACGGTCGGTTCTACCATATCGAGCGGCCGATCCTGCGCAAGGCATCCGATGAAATCCTTACGATCGTGACGCCGTTTTCGAGCGTGGGAGCGGCGGCATGAGGTGGCAAGCGACCTTCGACCGGCTCGACGCACTCAGCCGCAAACGTGCGCTGACCGACACGGAATCCGCCATGCTCGAAAAGGCGATCCGCGAGATGGATGCAGCCGAAGCGACCAAGGCCGCGACCGGTCAGCCGCTCCAACATTGGACGCCGGAGGAAGACGCGCGGTTGTGCGATCTGATCGCTGACGGCTGCTCGATCGCCGCCGCCGGCAGGATTATGGGCAAGAGCAAGGGCTCTGCCGCTGGCCGGTTCAAGAGAATCCGTGCGGAAATGGGGTGGCAGGCCCGATGATGCGCGCACTCCGTTCCTATCTCGCCCGTCGTCATGCAGCAGCATCGCGTGCGGCGATCATCGCAGCCGCACAGCAGCGCCTCGCCCGCATGGTTGAGGAACGTCGCAACTCATTCGAGATTCAGGACTACCGCAAGCGCCGGGAAGCGGCGTTGAAGGGGAGGGCCCAACGAGAAGGCCAGCTCTTCACGGAGCAGGCCGCATGAGAGGCGAGACAGCATCCGTCTCGCTGCCTTGGCCGCACAAGGTGCTTTGGCCCAACGGTCGCACCCGCAACCCGCGCTACAAGGCGTCGGAGACGGCGAAGCACAAGCAATGGGCGTGGGCCGCAGCGACCGCCGCCAAGCTGGTAGCGCCAGATGGGCGTATTCCGGTGCTGCTGACGTTCTATCCGAAACCTCGGGGGCCTGCACCCGATAAAGACAACTGCCAGGCCAGCGCAAAAGCATATCTCGACGGCATTGCAAAGGCGATGGGCGTGGATGATCGCCTGTTCGATCCGCATACCGAGATCGCAGACGAGCGCGCAGGCAAGGTCGTCATCACGATCGGTGGTGGCGACGGTTTCCGATCCTTCGGCGAGATCGCATCCGGTGTGGTCGATCGCCTTTCCCAGCAATTCGATCAGCAGGAGGCCGCGTGAAGGCGTTCATCTTGCCTAGAATTGAGGACGAATTGGAGCGTCAAATTGTTGAGGGCTGTCTCAAGCATTTCGAGCGCGGCGAAGTAATCGGTAGAATGCTGGAACTTACTAATACAATTTCTGATGAGACAATCGATCGTGTTTGTCGAGCAAATCTTATGCCGGAGCTTCCATTTTGAGCGGCCCGGATCATATCATCGCTCGCGCAAAGCGTCTCGCCATCGTGGCTGAACTGATCGCCAGCTTCGAAGATGAAGCTGATCGCAAGAGCATGGTGATGGCCCTTTACGAAGGCGGAATCATCACCGAGCAATCAGCCGATCTGTTCATTGAGAGCTTCGGACTGGAGGCCGCATGACCGGCTACTACCAGATGGCCCGAGGCTGGATGGAGAATGATTTCTTCGACCGGGAGCCGTTCACCGAGCGCGAGGCGTGGCAATGGCTTGTCGAGCAAGCGGCGTGGCGTCCGTCACGGACGAAGATCAAGGGCACGATCGTTCCGCTAGAGCGCGGTCAGTTGTCCTTTTCCGTCCGATTCATGGCCGACAAATGGCAGTGGTCGAAGAGCCGGGTTGACCGCTTTTTGAAGCGTTTGGCGGCCGAAAATATGGTCAATATCTCGTCCAAAAATCGGGACAACAGCGGGACAACGGCGGGACATCCTGCGGGACAAGGCCAATCGATCATAACTGTGTGTAATTACGAGAAATATCAGTCACCGAAAAACGGCAATCGGGACAACGAGGAAACGCTAGACGCTCAAAAATCGGGACAACAGCGGGACAAAGAAGAAGAAGTTAAGAAGGAAGAAGAAAGAAAAGAGGAAGGTGGTGGCGCTGGCGCGCCGAGCGGAGGTTATGAATTTTCCGGTTCGACCATCCGGCTCAGGGGCAATGATCTTGCTCGCTGGAAATCTGCATACCACGCGATCCCCGATATTGCCGCCGAACTCACGGCGCTAGACGCATGGTTCGAAAAGCAGCCTGAGGCGAAGCAAAAGGGCTGGTTCCACATCGCATCCGGCGCGCTCAATCGAAAGCATCAGGAACTCTTGGCGGCGAAGGTTCGCGAGAACGAAGGTCCGACGGTGCCCCTATGAGCGAATGGCGTCCGACCACCGAAGGGCGGTTTCCTTGCCCCGAATGCAGCCACACCCGGAAGAAGAAAAAGGACAAGTGTTTCCATGTCAGTAGGACCGATGACGGATATGTCTGGCACTGCTTCCACTGCGGGTTCGCCGGCGGCACCGGCAATTCATCCGAAGCACATCGCATGGATCGAAGCGCGCGGGATTTCCGCCGATCTGGCGGTAAAGCTTGGGCTGGAGACGGTCGAGCGCAACGGCGCGAAGTGGCTGGCGGTGCCCTACGTCGAGCAGGGCCGGACGGTAAATCACAAATACCGGCTGACTTCCGAAAAGCGGCACATGATGGACCCCGACGCACCGCTGGTGCTCTGGAACCACGATTGCCTGCTGGAGGAAACCGACCAGCCGCTGGTGATCTGCGAGGGCGAATGGGACGCGATGACGGCCCTGCAACTCGGGTGGCGCGCGGTGTCTGTTCCCAACGGGGCGCCCTCCGCTGAAAGCGACGACCCTGCCAATGCCAAGCGATATGATTTCCTATGGCGCGCTCGGGATGCGATCAATCGGGTGCCTCGCGTCATCCTCGCCACCGACGACGATCCAGCCGGCAAGGCGCTTCGGGCGGACCTGATCGCGCTGATTGGCGCCGATCGGTGCAGCTTCGTCGATTACCCATTTCCCTGCAAAGACCTGAACGAGGTCCTGAATGAGTACGGGGCAGATGCGGTCCACAAAGCGCTGCGCGAAGCCAAGCCTGTCCCGGTTCGCGGGCTCTACAAGATTTCCGACTTCCCCGAGATGCCGGAAATTCGCGGTCTGCCTCTCGGCATCGACGCGATGGACGGCAAGATCGAGATCGTGCCCGGTACGGTCACGGTGTTCACCGGCTATGCCAACATGGGGAAAGCCTTGGCGCTCGATACGCCGATTCCTACCCCGAGCGGTTGGTCCACAATGGGCGACCTGCGGATTGGTGATGAAGTTTTTGCCGCCGATGGTTCCGTCTGCACCGTGAAATTCACTTCCGACATTCAGCATGGTCGAAGCTGCTATGCGGTGAAGTTCCGCGATGGCGAGGCCATTATCGCCGACGAGGATCACCTCTGGCTCACTGATACCGTCGCGTCGAGAATGAGTGCTAGGAACAAGCGTCGGCGAGGAAATGCGCCGTTGCGGCAGCGTGGGAGGGACCAGTCGTATAAGCGCATATTGCCGGCGGTTAGAACAACGCGGGAGATCGCGGAAACACTGACGGTTGACGGCAGGCGCAATCATTCCATTGCCTCTGCCGGCGCGCTTCAGCTTCCGTATGCTCAACTCCCGATCGACCCATACCTCTTGGGTGTGTGGCTCGGTGACGGAGCAACAAATGCGGGAGTTATCACGTCCGCCGATGCTGAAATTCCGGCCGCATTCGCGAAAGCAGGTTTCCCGACACGATCAACCGGCATCCGGCACAACGTCAGGAATTTGGTCGTTAAGCTTCGTGGCGAAGGGGTGTTTGGCAACAAGCATGTGCCGACGCGCTATAAGCGAGCTTCGCGCGAACAACGCTTGGCCATGTTGCAGGGCCTAATGGATACCGATGGGCATTGCGACAAGAACGGTGCGTGTGAGTTCGTCTCGACAAATGAGACGTTGGCTAGGGATGCGTTTGAGTTGGCCGCGTCCCTCGGAATCAAGGCGACGTTCAAAACCAAACGAGCCACCCTGAACAGAAAAGATTGCGGCGCGAAGCATCTTGTGCGCTTCCATACCCACATTCCGGTATTCCGGTTGGAGCGGAAGCTTCATCGTCTGCCCGCGAAAACGACTAGTCGGTGCGATCGGTTTATTGTGTCGATCGAGAAGGTGGCGAGTGTTCCGGTTCGCTGTATCCAAGTCAGCCACCCGAGCGCGCTATTCCTTGCCGGCAGGTCAATGGTGCCGACGCACAACACCACGGTGGTTGATACCGTTGTCGCTCATGCTGTCGCGCACGGCTTCCCCGTGTGCATCGGGAGCTTCGAAACCGCGGTTAAGCCGATCCTAGTCGATGGCATCGCCCGCGCCCTGATCGGGTGTTCGCCGAACGAGTTCCGCAATCATCCGCAGCGCAAGGCGGCTTACGAAACCCTTGAGCAGTCGGTTCGCATCATCAGCAACGCGCTCGACGAAGACCTTGAGTTTGATATCGACGCGTTCCTCGATCTCGCGCGGGTCTCAGTTACCCGCGACGGCGCAAAGCTCATAATCCTCGATCCGTGGAATGAGCTGGAGCACAAGCGCCGCAAGGATGAGACCCTGACCGAATATGTCGGGCGCGCCATCCGCGCCGTGAAGCGCTTCGCACGCCTGCACAACGTCGCTGTCTGGATCGTCGCACATCCGACAAAGCCGCAGAAGGGCGTCAATTCGATGCCAAGCCTCTATGACGTGTCGGACTCGGCGAACTGGTCGAACAAGGCTGATTACGGCCTCGTCTATCACCGCAAGGACAAGACGCAGAACGAGGGGCAGCTTGCTGTCGTCAAAGTGCGCAAGGGCCTTCCCGGCGAATGCTGCTGTGAGACGGTGAAGTTCGATTACCGGACGAGCCGCATCGCTGCGCTCTACCCGGAGAGCGTCCAGTGAGATGCGCAACCACGGCCATCCTCCCTACGAATCCGATCAGCAAACGCTCTCGTCGGCGCCTGTTGATATCCGCTTCCGCAACGGTCTCGTCCGCCGCTCCGTCGATCCTCGGAAATGGCGGTGGAAGCCTTGGGATTGGGGAGAGAGCGAATGGGATATCGAAAGCTGGCAACCGTCAGCCATCGAGAAGCGATAGGATGATCTCGCCGGCTACGTTTGCCACGTGCGTTTCGGGCGCCCGTTCGCGTTGCTCCATGTCTCGCCAGCGCGCAACAGGCACACGTAGCACATCGGCTGCGGCAGCTTGTGACAGACCCTCCCGAGCTCGCCACGCCTTGAGGGCGCGGGCGAACGGGGGAAGGGATGAAGGCGATCTAGCGGTCATTTCAGGCCATCATCGCCTTGCGTGCTTCGCGCCGCCGATCCCGACGCGTTGCCTTGCCGAGCGCGGCAAGGCTTTCGGCGGTGTAGCCCATGTTGGCGATGATCCAGGCGTCAACCTGCTCGCGCGGCAGGCGCGCCTCGATCTCGGCTTGCTTCTCCCGCTGGCGGATCGCTCGAGCGCACGCCTGGCGTGCTTCAGGAGCCTGCAAATCGCGGCGGCGCATCTCATTATAGGCTGCGGGATCGCTGACCGAGATCGTTGCGAGGTGATCGATCAACACCAGACCGTCAGCCCGAATCGGGCGCTTCATGGTGCTCTCCATGGCCAATGCGCGGCCGCGGTCGTCAGGCTGGCCGACAGCCTGCGCGGCGGCGATGGCGTCTCTCACCTGTGGTTCGACCGCAACGTTGATATAGCCGCCGTAGCTGCGGCGAACGAAATAGCCCTCGTATATCGTCATCGGATCGCTCTGCAGCACAAAGCGAATTGGCTTCTTTGCACTGTAGAAGGGGTCTTTGGCTTCATGGCGCATCCGATCGAGGTTGCGGCCGATCTGTTCGTCCTGCTGCTTCGCGTCCATCATGTTTCTCCTCTGAAAGGCGGGCGTGAGCCCTTAGCCACGCTGATAATCGTTGATGAGGCTGCTTGCCTCGCGCTGGGTGAGATGGCCGCTGAAGGTGGTCCGCTCGCCCGATTCGGCGGCAAGGCGCGCCAGATAATCGATCTGCTTATCGGTGGCGCGCGCCCAATGCGCAACGGTGCAGCTCGCCGCGAAAAAGGCGGTGCGATGATCGGCCTCGGTCGGCAAGCTGGGCCCGGCGTCGCGCTGGCGAGCCGCGATTTCCTCGCGCGCTTCATCGATCGAGATTTTAATCCATTCGCGGATGCCGGCGAGGGTATCGACGCGCATCTGCTTGCGCTCAGCCGCATTCCATCCACGGATGGTATACATCTCGTCCTGAATGACGTTGGTGATTTTGGGGTCGGTGGTCATTTCGCTTCTCCGTTCGGAGCGGGCCGTAGCCCTTCGCCTGTCGATGCACACAGTTATACGCGTTATTCGCGTATAGTCAACCCACATTCGCAAATATTTTTCAGCCAACAGGGGAGAGGGTAGTGACTATGACCTACATCGACTGGCTGAAAGCACGGATCGAGCACGCGATCGAGACCGGCGAACACTGGATGATCGACGGGCTCGCGATTGCTCGGGCTTGGGCTGAGCATGAAGCGGAGACCACCACGAAATGAACGCAATGGGGTGGGCGAGACCGGTGGATGCGCAGCGGGTATTCTGCCAGCAATGTGATCGATTGGTAACGGTGAGTGCGTCGTCACGATGCACCGATCGGTTCTGTCGCGTCCGCCCCACGGTGGCGACCCGGGATGCGCGATATGATTCCGCGAAACTGCTGGCGCAGATCAGTGGGGCATCTCTTCAGGTCTGCGAACTCGTATTCAACGCGGCTGGGGAGGATGCGCTGATGATCCGGCTCATTCGATCGGACGGGCGCAGCGATCGTATTTGCCGGATGCGCCATGCCATCGCTTATGTTGCGAAGGAGCGGCTTGGAGCAAACTTTCGCACTATCGGACGCGCACTGAACCGCGACCATTCCACCGCGATCCACTCTCACCGTGTGGGTGCCGCGCTATATGCGCGGGATATGGAATTTCGAGACTTTTGCGAAAGGATCGCGTCGTAATGGGCGCTCGCGGCCCCAAAGGAATAGATCGCGGCAAGGTGCTCCCGATCATCTTCGCGGAAGTTGCCTCGGGTCGATCCCTTGATCGTGTCCTGAACGAGACCTCTGGCATGCCGAGTTCGTCAACCTTTTGGCGTTGGCACATGGAAGACGAGGAAATCAGGGACAATCTCGCCCGCGCGCGCGAAAATGGCGTAGAGCGCCTGATGGATGAGTGCGTCGACATTGCCGACACACAGGAAATCGGCGAGCGGATCAAGGTGGATGAGGATGGCAACGAGGAAATAACCAGAGAGGACATGCTCGGCCACCGCAAGCTGCGCATCGAAACGCGCATGAAATACGCGCAGATGATCGCGCCTCGCAAATATGGCGTCCATCGTGTTGACCTGACTAGCGGCGGTGACAGGCTGGAATCCACAGACGAAACCGCGGTAGCCGTTCGTGTTGCCTCGTTGCTGCGCATGGGGCTCGACCAAGCCGATGCTGGATCTGACTGATCCCGCAATCGTCGAGCGGGCGATGCGCGGCATGACGTCGGAACAGCGCGCCGAGTTCGATAGATTGGTAGCATCTGATCCCGCGATTTGGCGGCCGCAAGTAGGGCGCCAGATGGAGGCGCTTCAAAGCGAGGCGGATATTATCGGCTATGGCGGCGCGGCCGGCGGGGGCAAATCTGATCTGATCGCTGGCTTGGCGTTGACCGCACATCAGCGCACCCTCGTTCTGCGCCGAGAGAAGGTGCAGACTGAGGGTATCATTCAGCGAATCACGGAAATTCTCGGCTCGACTGACGGCTACAACAGCCAGAAGTCGCAATGGCGCGCGGGTGGACGGTTGATCGAGTTCGGCGGTCTAGACAACCCGAATGATCATCAGAAGTGGCAGGGCAGGCCGCATGATTTGAAGGCGCTCGACGAGGTAACGGAGATGCGCGAGTTTCAGGCGCGCTTCGTCATGGGGTGGAGCCGCACCAATCTGCCAGATCAACGCTGCCGCGTGTTGATGACGTTTAACCCGCCGACGACGACAGAGGGTCGGTGGGTGATCGATTTCTTTGCACCATGGCTGCAAGACAAGCATCCCAACCCTGCAAAGCCGGGAGATCTGCGGTGGTTCACCACGATAGGCGGCAAGGACTTTGAGGTTGCAGGCCCTGACCCATTCGTCATGTTCAAGGGTGAGCCGCTATACGATTTTGATCCGCAGGACTTCGGTGCCGAGAAGATCATTCGCCCGAAATCCCGCACCTTCATCCCAAGCCGGGTGACGGACAATTATTTCTACGTGAAGACCGGTTACATCGACACGCTGCAATCGCTTCCGGAACCGCTGCGCTCGCAGATGCTCAATGGCGACTTTAATGCTGGCATTGAGGATGATCCGTGGCAGGCGATCCCAACGGCATGGGTCGATTCCGCTATGGCACGCTGGCAATCTCGTGATGCTCCTGGCGAAATGGATAGCATGGGCGTCGATCCAGCCGTTGGCGGTAAGGATAACTTCATCCTAGCGCCGCGCCACGGCACATGGTTCGCCCCGCTCATTCGGTATCCCGGCCATGAGATACCGCAAGAGACGGCTGGGCAGGTTGGCGCTGGTCTTGTCATCAAGCATCGCCGCGATCGAGCGCCGGTCCATATCGATCTGATCGGGTGGGGCCTTACGGTTCATAATTCGCTGCATGAGAACCGCGTTCAGGTGATCGGCATCAACGCCGCGAAGGGCTCGAAGGGCTACACGGTCGATGGCAAACTATCCTTCGCTAATGTCCGAGCTGAACTGGTGTGGCGGATGCGCGAGGCACTCGATCCGGCCAACCCAGACCCGATTGCCCTTCATCCCGATCCCAAGCTGAAAGCTGATCTGTGCGCCTACAAGTGGAAGATCACGAAGCAAGGCATCCTCGTTCGGTCGAAGGACGAAATGAAGGAGGAATTGGGCCGGTCTCCGGACGATGGCGACGCGACGTTGCTGGCGAATATTGACACGGTGAAGAAAGAGGTTTGGGACAGCTTACTCGCAGCCAAGGAAGATGAGAAAGACCGCTACGCCGAGCTTTGACCGGAGAATGGGCCAAACACCCAACCGGAGCCGGGGGCAGGCTCGCCGGGTTTGAGGATCGCAAACTCATAGGTCGTGACTGTGCTTGGCCACGGCTCGGCGATTGGGTTGCTGCGCCAGACACGGTTCCCCACGCCTTGCGCAAGCGCCTTCCAGCACCATCGATCGGTTTCGGCTTGGAGGCGTTCGGCCGCAAGCCGCGTCCACTCATCGCGGATATTCATGCGTCGAAGCTATCACCTTTCCACCGCGTAATCCACCGCTGGCCGTTCTAACCGTATCGATGCGCGGGTATTTGCATACCCATGTGCATCGTCCCGGAAGCCCCCAAGCCCGTCACGGCGCCGGAACGCCAGGCCGCGCAGCAGCCTGAGACCGATGCCAGCGTTCGCGCCAATGACAGCGACATGCGTCGCCGCGGTTACGCCTCGCTGATCGTCGCGGGCAAGAATGCGGCGCTACAGCCGGTCAGAACCACGCCTACGGTCCTCGGAACGCCGTAAGGTGGCGACGCTCTCGCTCAAGAACCCTGTCAACGAGCCGACGCTCAAGGATCACGTTCGCTTCCGGGCGGATTCGATGATCCGCGACATGGATTGCGAGAAGCAGGACTGGTACGATATCGCGACGTTCACCGGCCATCCGCGCATCGACTGGCTGATCAGGACAGCGAAAGGCACCAAGCGCCCGAAGTCGCGCCCACTCTATGACGGGCATGGCACGCGCGCCTTCCGCTATCTCGAATCCGGCATGTATTCAGGCCTGTCATCGCCGAACCGCCCGTGGTTCAAGTTCAAGCTGAAGGATGACGATCTCAACGCCAGCCATATGGTGCGCGTCTGGCTCGAAGCGTGCGAGCAGATCGTTTCCAACATGCTCGCCGGCTCGAATTTCTACCGCGTCGCCCGTGCCAATTATGGAGAACTTGGCAAGTTCGGCAATGCAGCCGGCATCATGGACGAGAATTGGGAGGTTGGGCTCAACTGCACCGCGCTCACGGCCGGCGAATATGCCATCGCCACCGATCATCTCGGTCGAGTCGATACGCTGCTTCGCATCTGCCCGCTGACCACGCGTCAGATGGTGCAATCGTTCGTTCGTCAGCGTGACGGCTCAATGGATTGGTCCAAGGTCCACGACAGCGTCTGCATCGGTTGGGAAAATTCCAACTACAACGATGTCACCGAAATCTATCACTTGATCGAGCCGAATGCCGATTACGAGGAAGGTGCTTGGGGCGCTCGCGGCATGTTGTGGCGTTCGGTCAAGTTCGATCCTCGCGATATCCGTAAGGACGTGCTGCTCGAACACAAAGGCTATCACGACAAGCCGTTCTGGGTGCCGCGCTGGAAAACCTACGGTTCGGACGTGTGGGGCGTGGGCCCCGGCCATGATGCGCTGCCCGATCTCCGCGAACTGCAGATGCAGGCCAAGCGCAAGGGTGAAGTCACCGATCTTGTCGTGAAGCCGCCGACGCAGGGGCCGGCGATCGATATCAAGATCAGGCCGGGTTCGCATACGGCGCTGGCGAGTGTGGACAGCGGCACCGTCACGCCGATCTACACCGCGCAGTATCAGGCCATCGGCGAGGTCCGTGAGGATCAGGCCGAATGCAAGCGGGCGATTGACGAGGCGGCTTATGCTGACCTGTTCATGGCGATCAGCGAGCGTGAGGGAGTCCAGCCGCTCAACGATCTGGAATCGACGCTGCGCAACGACGAGAAGATGACGCAGCTCGGGCCGGTGATCGAGAACGTCAACAACGACATGTTGGCGATCGTGGTCGATCGGGCGTTCGGCATCGCGCTTCGTGGCGATCTTCTTCCTCCGCCGCCTGACGAAATCCAGGGCATGCCGATCGATATCGAGTTCGTGTCGGTGCTCGCTCAGGCGCAGAAGATGCAGGGCATGGGGCAGACTGAGCGCAGCCTCGCGTTCATCGGGGCCGTTGGTCAGTATCAGCCCGATGTCGTCGATATGGTCGATGGCGATGCACTGGTTGAGGATTACTGGGACCGCTCGGGCGCGCCCGCTGTTGGCCTTCGTGACAAAGATACGGTCGATCAAATCCGCTCCCAGCGGGCGCAGCAGCAGCGGATGCAGCAGATGGCAGCGATGGCTGGCCCTGCCAAGCAGGGCGTCGAGGCCGCGGCGCTGCTCAATGAAATGGGGCAGGGGCAGGCCGCGCAATGACGCAGCGCCAGACCGACGGCCTTACTGGCTTGGTGGAAAACCCGGCATTTCGTCGATTTCTGTTTCGCATCGTCGAGGCGAGCGGTATCTGCATACCCGCCGCCAAGGACGACACGGCCCTTCGATACGAAGGCAAGCGCGCCTTGGGGTTGGAGATCCTCGGTTGGGTCAATGCGGCCCTGCCCGATGCAACGCCCAGCGCTCAGCCGCTCGCCGCGCTTCATCTCGCCATCGCCGAGGAACTGAACCCCAAGGAGAAACGCAATGTCCGAACAAGCAACGACCGATACGCAGACGAATGACGCTGCCCCCGCCGGCGAGGTGGATGGCGCGGCTGCTGGCGAGGACACGATCCTCGGCGGCTCGTCTGCCAGTGAGCAGGGGGAAGGGGGTGATCAGTCCACCGATGGTGAGAAAGCCCCCGAAGGCAAGCAGGAGGAAGCCAAGGAAGGCGACGACAAGCCCTCGCTGATCGGCGCCCCCGAGAAATACGATTTCGCCGATATCAAGCTCGCCGATGGCGTCACCTTCGACAAGGAAGCGTTCGATGCTGTCGAGCCGGTGCTGCGCGAGATGGACTTGTCGCAGGAGGCCGCGAGCAAGCTGGTCGGCGCCTACGCTGAAAAGATTCTGCCGGTGCTTCAGGCTCGTGCCGCGAAGCAGGGCGAGGAAGATGGCGCCGCGATTCGTGCCGATTGGGCGCGCGAGACGCAGGCAGACAAGGAAATCGGCGGCGTAAAGCTCGACGAGGCGAAGGCGATGGCTGCGAAGGCCATGTCCAAGTTCCTCCCGAATGATGGCGAGGGGCAGAAATTCAGGACGTTCCTGAATGAAAGCGGGTTGGGCAACCATCCCGAGATGGTGCGCTTCATGGCGCGCGTTGGTCATCAACTCGGCGAAGCATCTGCCGACCAAGCCGGCGGCAAGGGTGCCGCCACCGATGTTCTTTCCGAACTCTACCCGAACAACCGAAGGAGTAGCTGACAATGGCCGTTCTGGCATCGCAGGCCCTTACGTGGGCCGATCTCAAGACGAGGGTTGGCCCCGATGGCTCGATCGGAACCGTCGCCGAAGTCCTCAATCAGAACAACGTCATCATGCGTGATGCGGCGTTCATCCGCTGCAACAAGGGGCTTGAGCACGAGACCATGGTCCGCGCTGGCCTGCCCACGTCGACGTGGATGACGATCGGTGGCTATGTCACGCCGTCGAAGTCCTCCGTTCGCAGTCACAAATTCGTCACCGGCTTCACGCGCTCGCTGAGCCAGGTGCCGCAGGACCTGCTCGATATCGCCGAGGACGAGGCCGCTGTTCGGCTGTCCGAAGCCGCGCCACATCTGGAGCAGATCGCGCAGGATTTCGAGTTCATGTTCTTCAACGGGAACACGAACACGAATCCCAAGGGCTTCGACGGCCTCGCGGCGTATTACAACGCGCTGCCAGTCGCGACGAACAACGCCAGTAATCAGGTGATCGATGCCGGTGGCGCGGGCAGCGACAATACGTCGATCTGGCTCGTTCGTCACGGCGAGAACCAGACCTTCTGCCTGACGCCGAAGATGATCCCGATGGGCATCCAGCGCGAGGACAAGGGCCAGCAGCGCGATACCGATGGTGACGGCGGCGTCCGCTACCTTCAGGAGGAGATGTTCACGCTGCATGCAGGCGTCGGCATCAAGGACTATCGGGCCAACTCCCGCATCGCCAATATCGACGTGTCGGACGCCGGCTCGACCGACCTGATCGGTCACATGATCACCGCGTGGCACCGTGCGCGCATGCCCAAGTACAATTACGAGACTGAGAACCAGGCATTCCTCGGGGCCAAGGCGTGCTGGTACATGAACCGCACGATCTACGAGGTTCTCGACAAGCAGACCCGCAGCGAGACGATCAATCCGCTGCTGCGCCTGACCGTCGCACAGATCGGCGGCGAGGAAGTCACCATGTTCCGCGGTCTCCCGATCCGGGTAACGGATGGCATCACCAACACCGAGGCGGCACTGAGCTGATCGGCTGAAAGGAGTAGCGACAATGCTTTTCGATAACGAAGGCCTGTTCAGCGAGGATCAGGCAATCACGGCCGACGCGGCTTCGACCAATGTTCTCGACACGGGCGAGATGGGCACGCCGATCGGCAATGCCGGCGCCCTCGTCGAGGACCTTGGCTTGAGTTGCATCGAGATCATGGTCCAGGTTACGGAGGATTTCAACAACCTCACCTCGATGGTGGTTCAGGTTCAGATGGATACCACGTCTGCCTTCGGCTCGCCGACCACGATCGCGACCAGCGAGACCGCGGCTCTCGCCAGCCTCAAGGCAGGATACAAGTTCCGCATTCCTGCGGAGATCCCCGAGGGCGCGACCGAGCGCTATATCCGCCTGTATTATGACATCACCGGCACCGCGCCCACCACAGGCAAGGTGTTCGCGGGCGTCGTCGCGGCGCGTGCGATGGCGGTCGGCCAAATCTGATGGCTACGTATCGTGCCCTGACGCGCGGGGAATCGCCTCGTGGCCACTGGCGCAGCGAGGGCGAGACTTTCGAGCATGGCGGCAAGCCGGGAAAGTGGATGGAGCTTGTTGATGGTTCCAGCCGCCTTCCCGGCCTGACCGGCAAGAGCAAGGCGCAGCTTCTCGATATCGCCAAGGATGAGGGCGTCGAATTTGTCGACGATGCGACCAACGCGCAGATCGTCGAAGCGATCGAAGCTGCCAGGAACGAGTAACCATGGCCGGCAATCTCGAAACCAACAACGATCTGTTGTCGCAGATTCTGGCTGCGCTTGGCGGGGATGGCGCAACCGGGATCGATGATCTCAATGCGGCGATCGGCACGCCCTCGGACGAGGCGTGGAGTGGCACGGGTGATGGGACGGTGATCGCCGTGCTCAAGGCCATCGCGACAAACACCACCCCAGCGGCATGATGGCCTACGATCCGCGTTCAGCATCGAACCCTCAGAGGATTCCTCAGGAAGTGCCGGCGCGTCCGCCGCAGACTGATCCTGCGCCCGATCAGGGCACGCCTGCACAAACCTGATCTTTCCACCGCTGGCGGCATAGGGCGGCGATATTGGGCGGTATAGGAATACCGTCATGGCTAGGTCGATCGTCGATATCTGCAATGAAGCTCTCGGCGAGGTTCCGGCTTCGCTGATCACATCGATGGATGAGGGCAGCATCGGCGCCCGCCACTGCCAGCGACTTTATCCAAAGGTTGTCGAGGACCTAGCTGAAATCCACGATTGGGATTTCATGATCAGGCGCGTGACGCTGGCGCAGATCACGAACGATCGGAAGGAATGGTGTTATGCCTATGCCCTCCCGACCGATATCGGCTCACCGCGCAAGCTGATTCCGAATTACGGCGATATCCGGCACCACGTTGCGCCCGCTCGCTTCGACCAGATTGAGGATTCGATTGCCTATCAGATCGCCGCCAATAAGCTCTACACCAATCTTGATCAGGCAACGCTGGAATACACGATCAGTGATCCCGATCCGGGTCGGTTCACGTCGCTGTTCTCGCGTGCGGTGGCGATGGAACTGGCCTCCCGTCTGGTGATGCCGATCCTCAATGACCGCCAGCGCCAGGGTGACCTGATCAAGGAAGCGGAGTTGGCGAAGGGACGGGCCATCGCCGATGACATTAACCGCAATCGCAACACCGATCTGGATTTCGTCAGCGAAGCGGCGATGGCGCGCGGCGTTGATAGGCTCTCGCGTTGATGGGCGTAGGGATCAACCTAGGCCAGGTCAATTTCTCGAAGGGCGTTCTTGCCCCCGATCTTCATGCGCGCGTTGATGTCACGTCCTACAATGCCGGGCTGAAGCGCGGTGAGAATATCGTGGTGCTGAAGCGCGGCGGGTTCCAGAATCGGCAGGGGACGTTCTTTGTCCGCGAATTGCCGGGACCGGGGCGCCTGTTCCCGTTCGAATATTCGATCGACCAGACCTATGCGTTGGCGTTCACTCAAGGGCTGATGGAGTCGCTGGCCTATGGCGGTGCCGTCCTTGAGGCGGATACCAAGATCACCGCGATCACCAATGCTAATCCTGCCGTCGTGACAATGCCGTTTCACGGCTATTCTGATGACGACGAGGTGTATTTCACCGGTATCAGCGGCATGGTCGAGTTGAATGACCGGATGCTGGCCGTCACGGTCATCGATGATGATACGTTCTCGGTTCCAGTTGATTCCACCGATTGGGGAGTGTTCAGCGACAGCACCGGAACGCTGAACGCGGCTCCGCCGCCTCCGTCGCCACCACCACCGCCCGTTCCTCCGCCTTCACCGCCCCCGCCGCCGCCTGATACTGGAGGCGGCGGAGGGACTGGAACCGGGACCGTCGGTTGCCCAGCCGAGGATGAGCTGTGGCTGATGGCGAATGATGACGGCACCGGCCCGGGCTACGAGATCGAGGGCAAGCATGTGCTCGTCGGCGATATGGTTTGGACGCAGCATGAAGCCACCGGGGAATGGGGCGCCTATCCGGTCGAGTGGTTGCAGTGGGTCAAGGCGCCGGTAATGCGTGCCGAGAACCTGCCGCAGGCGCTCCCCGACCTTCCTGCACGTCCGATGCGGGCGACTGCGGACCATCCGATGCGCAAGCCCGGCGAACCGTGGTTCCGGATGGAGGATGTGGGCGTTCCTGATGGGGGTGCCTGGGTCATACGCGCCAAGATCAAGGACGCCCATACCATGGTCGTCAATGGCGTCCTCTGCCACAATAAACGGAAAGAGCCGATCTAATGGGTGGCGCGCGTCTCTATAAGGTCGGCTCGCCATATAATGCCAGCGAGCTGGATGCGATGGACTATGCGCAGTCCTTCGATACGATGTATCTTGTCCACATTGATCATCCTGTCGGCAAGCTGACTCGCTCTTCGCATACCGACTGGCTTTTCAGCGATGTGACGTTCGGGCCTGGGATTGATTCGCCAACCGGCGTCTCGGTCACAGTCACTAATCCTAATACAGACGCCGCAAACGAGGGGAATGCCTATTTCCCGCAACCCGCATCCTATGTGGTTTCCGCCGTCAACGAGGACACCGGCCAAGAGAGCCGTGCGTCAAGCAGCGCAAGCGGCACCAACGATCTAGGCCTGAAGCGCAATAAGAACACGATCACCTGGACTGCGGTCGATGATGCGACCTTCTACCGCATCTACAAGTCGAACAACACTGGCTCGTTCGGATTCATCGGAGAGGCGACGGGAACCAGTTTCGTTGATGACAATATCAACCCCGATTTGAGCGACGCGCCGATCGTAGGAAATAATCCGTTCGCATCTTCAGGGAATTATCCTTCGTCGATCTGCTTTTTCGAGCAGCGCGTGTTCTTCGGCCGCACCAAGAACGCGCCTAATGCAATTTACGGCACGCGCTCGGCTGATTTCGAGAACATGGATAAGGCGCGGCCGTTGAAGGCTGACGACAGCCTCGCGATTGCCGCCACATCTGGCACAGTCAATGCGGTCAACCAGCTCATCCCGGCGAACAATCTGCTGGCACTCACCAGTGACAGCATCTTCGAGATCGTCGGGGCCAATGACGATTACATCTCTCCGAACCCGCCGCCGAAGGTGCGCCGCCAGAACGGACGTGGGGCGTCCGACCTGAAAGCGTTGCTGATCGACAGCGTGACCTTCTTCCAGCCGAACATTGGAACACAGGTTCGCACGCTCGGCTTCTCGTTCGAGATCAATGGCCTTCAATCGAATGATATCTCGATCTTCTCGTCGCATTTTTTCGAAGATCACCGTATCGTATCATGGTGTTATGCCGAGGAACCGCTGTCGGTGATCTGGGCGGTTCGTGACGACGGAAAATTGCTGGCCTTCACCTGGCAGAACGAGCAGCAAGTTTGGGGCTGGACCGAATGCGTCATCGACGGCGAGGTAACATCGGTGTGCTCGATTCCTGAGAACGGAGAAGATCGGGTCTATCTGATCATCAAGCGCAAGATCGATGGCGCTGACCGTTACTATGTCGAGCAGATGGCGCCGGTGAAATGGACCGATTTCAAGGAAGCTTGCTACCTCGATTGCTCGCGCGGCTATCAGCTCGACGAGCCGGCCTCGACGTTCACGCATCTGGAACATCTTGAGGGGCGTGAGGTATGGGCGCTGGCGGATGGGTTCACGGTCAAAGGACTCACCGTCGCTAATGGACAGGTGACGCTTCCTGACCCGGCATCGACCGTCGTCATCGGCCTGCCCGTCATCGCCACGGCGGAAACGATGGGGCTGTTGATCCAGTCGCAGGGCGGTGCCGCGATTGGCACGAAACAGACGACCGGACGTGCCCATCTTCGCATCGTCAATTCGCTCGGCATTACAGCCGGTCGATCCGATGACAGTCAGGAGCCCGTGATTACCCGCGAGGAAGAACCGCTCGGATCGCAGGCCGATCTCTACACCGGCATTGTCCGATGCGAGATGGAGCAACTGGTGGCCTACGAAAGCACGGTGGTCATACAGCAGGCCAATCCGCTCCCCATGCGGGTGACCGCAGCCTATCTGGAAGCGACCGGTGCGCGTTGAGATCGTTGCTGCCTCGCCGCTGCATATAGGGCCGATCGCCACACGAATGCGGGAGATCGATAGGCGGGAATGTCTGGCGATGGGGCATCGCCCGAAGGATGCGTTGCGCGCTGGCATGAGGCAATCGCTGTGGTCGTTGACCGCGATCGGCGATGGCAGGCCAGAAGCGATGTTCGGGGTGGTGCCCCAGAGCATGGTGGATTGCCAAGCGAGTCCGTGGTTCCTCGGCACCGATCGCATATACGGTTGTGGGCGACATATGCTGACGAAAGGCCGTGACGTGATCGCGCTGATGCGCCGAACTTTCTCGACATTGGAGAACGTCGTCTCGGTCGAGAACGTGCGGGCGATCCGCCTGTTGAAGCGGTGGGGATTTGAGGTCGGCGACGAGGTAACGATCTACGGCGATGTGCCGTTCGTGCCGTTTCGGATGGTCGGCTGATGTGCGATCCCGTCACTTTGGGGGCTGTTGCTGCCGGCGTTTCAGCGATCGGCAAGGGCTACAGCGCGCTTGTTGCGAACGCCCAGGCGCGAGGTGCCGCCGCTCAAGATCGCGTCAACATGCAGGAAGCGAACCGCTCGGCCGCCGATGCCATCCAACAGGGCAATATCGACCAGCAGCAGCATTACCGCCAGGTCTCCGCACAGCTTAGTCAGCAGCGTGCCGCGATGGCGGCGAACGGGATCGATATCGGTTTTGGGTCGGCTCTGGATGTGACTGGCGACACGGCGATGATCGGTAGCGAGGATGCCGCCACGATCAGCGAGAACACTGTCCGCAAGGCGCGCGGGTTCCAAATTCAGGCGGCGAACTATGAAAGCGATGCTCGTTCGCAGAAATTGGCGGGACGAGCTGCCTTGGTCAAAGGGGCATTCGATGTTGGATCGACCATCCTCGGAGGTGCGCAGCAATACAGCTACCTCAAGAGTCAGCAGAATTTCGGCAGCGGTGGCAGTTCTTACGGTGTCAAGGGTTCAGGGGGCATCTACTGATGCCTTGCCGCTTTTGTCTCAACAACAACGCGGATGGCATCTTCTCGCGCTCGTTCTCTGACCTTTTCGGCGAGAATATCAGCGAAGCCAGAAGGGTACACGATGCGCGCACCCTGTTTAACTTGATCAAGGGTTTCGTGGCATTCGGACATGGCGGCTATCGCGATATTCTCCGCCGTCTCGCCAGATTTGCTGAGTTTCCTTGCCTGCGATACGACGCATTGATCGGCATTCTGCGCAATTGCCTTCAGTTCCGGCGGTGGGGGATCGTCGTACTTGAGCGGTGTGGATTGTATGGCGAGCGCGATGATCAGCATTACACGTTGATGCGCTCAGCATCGCTCCAACGCAAGGGGTCTCGCTGATGCCGCGCGTCCCCATCACGCAAGGTAATACAGTCGGGCTGATCGATCGCCCCGTGGCGGCGGTCAAGCCCGTCCGGTTGTCGGACGGCCTTGGCGCGGGATTGCAGGAAGCGGGTCAGGTGCTCGGGCGCGCAGCCGAGGTGCAGGACCAAATCCAGCAAAGCTACGACAACGCAGCGGTCAAGCAGGCCTATAACGTCTATTCCGAGAAGTCGCGTGATCTGCTGCATACCAGCGCCGACGCCTATTATGGGAAGCAGGGATTCAATGCCGGCGATGCGCTGAAGCCAACGCAGGATGCGTTGCTGAGAGCCCGCGATGAGGTTCGCGCCAGTTTGAAGAACGATCGCCAACGCCGCGGCTTCGATGAAGTCATGGCGGCACGGATCAATACCGATCTGACCGGCATCCACGATTATGCAAGCAAGCAGAACCTTGTGGAGGCCAGCAGGCAGGATGTCGCACTTCAAAGCAATTCGGCGGACGATGCACTGGCTCATGTCGATCAGCCTGAACTCTATGACCATTATGTCGCCACCGGTCTGAATGCGATCGATGATCAGGCGAAACGCGAAGGGTGGGCACCGGATACGATCAAGGCGGCGAAGCTACGCTACCAATCCGGGATCGCGCTCAAGGTCGTCGATGGGAAGATGACGGCGGACCCGGTTGGTGCGGCGGAATATCTTCATGCCCATGCCGACGAGTTTACCTTCGATGATCGGGTTAAGGCGGAAAAGGCGCTTTATCAGCCGATGATGGAGCGCCAGTCCGTCAGTGACGTGGATAGCCTCATTTCCGGCCAGACCAGCGCCGCAGTTGATGCGGAAGCGCCTTCATCGAAACCGTCGGTCGCTCGGATGGTAGCGATTACGCAGTTCAGCGAAAGCCGTGGTCGCGAGTATGACGACAAGGGGAACGTCCTTACCTCAAGCGAGGGTGCTCGGGGTTCGATGCAGGTCATGCCCGGGACGCAGCTTGACCCGGGGTTCGGGGTGAAGCCTGCGGCTGCGGACACGCCAGCCGAGCGTTCCCGTGTCGGCCGTGATTATCTCTCGGCGATGATGACGCGATATGGCGGTGATCCAGCGAAAGCGTGGGCGGCATACAATTGGGGACCTGGTCATCTGGATGATGCTATCGCCAGATATGGCGATCAATGGCTTGACCACGCGCCCAAGGAAACGCGGGCCTATGTCGCGAGCAACATGGCGATGCTCGGCGGCGCCAAGACATACGCACCCCGGCGAGATGACCTCAATGCCTTGTATGCGGAGATTGACGCTCAGCCGTGGGATTTCGAGCGCAAGAAGATGGCGCGTGCCGAGTTGGACAAGCGCGTTGCTCGCGATGATCATCTTCTGGCCCGCCAGCAGCAGGACGCGCGGGATCAGGCGTTCACCGTGATCAACGGGCTCGGCGACGGTTTCACATCGGTTTCACAGATTCCCGCCGATGTGCGGCGCAACCTGTCGCCAGAAGATTTGCATTCGCTGACGACGCAGGCGGAGCGGAACGTCAAGGGCAGCGCTCCCAAGCCCGACGGCGAGGCGATCACCAATCTGCACGAGTTGGCTCAGACGGACCCCGATGCGTTTAAGCGGCAGGACCTGCGCACGCTCAAGCCCTATATGACGGATGCGGAGTTCGACGAGATCAACACGCTCCAGGCTAAGATGCGTGCGAAGCCCAAGCCCGAGGCGCAGATCGCCCATAGCCGGCTGTGGCAGACGATCAATTTCTATGGCCGCGATATCGGCATCGATATGTCGGCAAAAAAGAAGGGCGAAAGCGACAAGGTGTTCGCCGCGCGGCGGGAAAAAGGAATGGCGCTCTACACGATCGTCAACAATTATTTGCGGCTGATTCCTGATGTGGCGGCGGGCAAGCGCGCGCCCACCGACGACGAGATTAAGGCTGCATACGACAACGCCGTCATGCCCGCGCGTCAGGCAGATGGCACGGTCGCACCACGGTTCCTCAATCCGGACCTACCGACGAACAGCGTTGCGGTGCCGAAGGATATTCACGACTCGATCCAGGCACGGTTGCGCGCTGCTAATCTGCCGTCCGATGACCAGACTGTGGCGCGTGTTTACATGACGGGGCAAATGGGTGGCTGATCAATATGACGCTGTGATCCAGCGCCTCGTTGCCGAGCGCGCGAATGCGTCGCTGGCAGTAAACAAGCCGGCACCCGATGCTGTTGGCCGCGCCAATTCTGTTGCGCTCCAAACCGGCATCCCGCCAGAAACGGCCGATCGCAACCTCGCTCAGCTTGAGCAAGAGGTTCAGGCGGCGAGAACGCGCCGAGCTCTCGGCAATGATCCGGCTCTTGCCGTATGGGCCGGCAATCCGCGACATGCCGGCGTTGCGGCCGATGAGATGGAGCATCTGGCGCGCAATCGGGAGTATTGGAGTCGGCTCTCGGGTGATGCAAAGATCAGTGCCACGCCAGCGCCCGCACCAACGATCGGCAATTTCCTCAGCGGCCTTGCCACCAATGTTGTCGAGGGGGCTCGGGAGGCGGTTGGCGGCATCTTGCAGCTTGGCGCCGACGGGCTCCCCGACATGACGCCGAAATCGGCTGACAATGTCCCGACGCTGGGCAATTTTGAGCAAGAGAATCTGGCGCGCTCCTACAATCGATCGGAAGCACGCATGGCGGCGGCGGAGCCGTCGTTCAAATCATGGTTTGCGCGCAGTCTCTACGGCGGGGCGTCGTCTGCGGCGCAGATGGTAGGGGCATTCGGCGTCGGCGCGCTGACAGGAAACCCCGAGGCTGGTCTCGCCTTCGGAGGCTTGCAGCAGGGGCTCCCCGCCTATTCGAAATATCGCAGTCGCGGTGCATCTCGCGGAATGGCGCTAGTCGGCGCAACGGGAGAAGGTGCGATCGAGGTAGCAACCGAGAAAATCCCAATGGATTTTCTCGTCAATCGCCTTGGCAAGATCGGTGCTGGAAAATTCCTGTCGGGCTTCCTTGGTCGTGAACTGCCGAGCGAATTGGCGGCGACCGTAGGCCAAAACGCTGTCGACACGGCCATTGCCAATCCAGACAAGACATGGGGCGAATATCTCCGCGAGCAACCCGATCAACTCGCGCAGACCGCTATCGGAACGCTGATGACGGTTGGCCTGTTTGGTGGCATCCATCATGGCATCAATCGCTTTGCTGAGCAGGACGCTGATCGAGCTAAAGCTGTCGATGACGCCGATGCTCTTTCGAAGGCGATGGCGTCGGCCGCGGAAAGCAAGACCCGCGCGCGCGATCCCGAGGCGTTCGCCAAGCTGATCGCTCTGCGCACCGATGGCACGCCAGCGGAAAATATCTTTGTCCCCTCCGAGAAAGTGGCATCCTATTTTCAGTCCGATGGGATGGATTACCATCGCGATGAATTCTGGTCCGATTATGCCGGGCAGATCGACGAAGGACTTGCGACTGGTGGCGATGTGGTCATCCCGACCGCGAAGGCTGCTGCGCATCTCGCTGGAACGCCAGCGTGGGCCGCGATTGAACCAGAGGTTCGCCTGTCGCCGGGTGGCATGTCTATAGGCGAGGCCAAAGCGCTTGAGCAGTCTCACGCCGATGCGCTGGAACAGCTCGGCGCGCAGATGGCCGATGAGATCGAAGCGGCTCGAAGGGCGGATGAACCCCGCCAGCGCATCTATCAGGATATTCGCGATAAGCTGACCAATGCGGGATATACGCAGGATGCCGGTCATCTGAATGCCGAGCTGGTCGCTCAGCGCTATGCGACGCGAGCACAGCGTCTCGGGCAGGAGTTGACGGGCAATGAAACCACCGGCATCGAAGTCAATTCGGTGCTTCCGCCCAATCTCGCGCCGCTCATTGCGATCGACGAAAACCGTGTTGCCCTCAAGTCAATTATCAATGTCATGCGCGGCAAGGTGCCGCAGGCGAAGCGCACGTCACTGTTGGACTGGATCGCGCAGCAGGGCGGCATCGAGGACAAGGGCGGCGATCTCCGCGCGATGGGCGCAGCCGACATCAACGGCGTTGCCCGGAAGGGTGAGCGCAAGATTATCCGCCCACATGTCGCTGAAGGTCAGGGCGAGATGCTCGGGCCGCGTCCGCAGCAGAATGCCAATACGCCCGATGAACTGGCGCTGCGTGCACAGGAGGCGGGGTTCTTCCCGGCCGGCGAGCGGCCCACGGTCAATGACCTGTTCGCCAAGATCGAACAGGAATTGCGTGGTTCGCCGGTCTATGCCGAGAAATTGCCCGAAGAAGTGCGGCGCACGCGGGACGCGGCGGATGAATTGGAACGCATCCTGGATCAACAGGGGCTTGATCCTGCGACGGCGACGGAAGGCGAGATTGCGAAAGCGATCGACAGCTATCGGCAAGCACAGGAAGGCGGCTATCAACAAACGTTCGGCGATGGCCCGCGTGGTCAAATCTCGTTCCATGAGGGAAGGTCGGTCATCGACCTGTTCGAAGGCCGCAACCTGTCTACCTTTATCCATGAGATGGGGCACCAATGGCTTGAAGAACTGCGCCAGGATGCCGAAGCGGATGGTGCCAATGACCAGATCAAGGCCGATTGGCAGGCGGTGCAGGATTGGTTCAAGACGAACGGACACCCTGTTGCTGATGGGGTGATCCCGGCCGATGCCCATGAGCTATGGGCGCGCGGCGTCGAGCGGTTCGCGATGGAGGGCAAGGCGCCATCGTCGGCGCTCCGGCGCGTATTCGACGCATTCAAGGCGTGGATTCTCAATATCTATCAGGTGGTCGATAATCTCCGCGCGCCGATCACCCCGGAAATTCGCGACGTGATGCAGCGGTTGCTTGCGACCGATGAGGAAATCGCCGCGGCGCATGAGAAGGAAGCGTTGTCGGCGTTGTTCACCGATGCTGCACAGGCCGGGATGACCGAGGCGCAATTTGCCGAGTATCAAAAAGCGGCTAGCGATGCCCGCGACGAAGCGCATGACGCGCTGCTTTACCGCACGATGGCATCGGTTCGAGCCGAGCGGACCAAGGCGTGGAAAGAGGAAGAACGCGGCGTCCGAGGTGAAGTCACGGAACGGGTCAATCGCCGGCCCGAGTTCAAGGCGCTCCACTTGCTCCGCACAGGGCGGATGCTCGACGATCCCGAGGCGCCGGTGCAGAAAATCCGCATCGACAAGGGCGCTCTGGTCGAGGTGTATGGCGAGGGCATTCTTGAAGCGCTGCCCAAGAGCGTGCCGCCGATCTATGCTGAACATGGGGCGCATCCTGATGACGTTGCCGAGCTGGTGGGGTTCGACAGCGGCGACACCATGATCCGCACTCTGATCGCGCTACAGGATCGCACCAAGGAATTGCGCGATGCCGGCGACAAGCGTTCGGTGCGTCAAGCCCTGATCGACGACGAGACCGACACCGAGATGAAGGATCGGCACGGCGATATCCTCTCGGATGGTTCGATCGAGCAGGAGGCGTTGGCGCTCGTCCACAATGAGAAACAGGGTGAGGTGATCGCCGCCGAATTGCGCTCGCTGTCACGCCGCGCAAACAAGAAGCCGACGCCTTACGCGCTGGCGAAGGAATGGGCGCGGGACAAGATTGCGCAATCCACAGTCGTTGAGGCTACCAGCGGCTCCGCAATCCAGCGATACACCCGCGCAGCCGCGAAGGCTGGCAAGGCTGCGGAAGCGGCAATGCTCAAGGGCGATATCGATGAAACCTATCGTCAGAAGCAGGCGCAGATGCTCAACAATGCGCTGATCGCCGAAGCGCATCGCGTCCGTGATCAGGTAGAAAAGGCGCGGGATCGTCTGGCTTCCTACGGCAGGCGCCGCACCATCAAGTCTATGGATCAGGACTATCTCGATCAGATCCATTCGCTGTTGGAGCAGGTCGAATTTCGCACGCGCTCACAGTCGGCGATCGAGCGCCAGACATCGTTTGAGGAATGGGCACGGGCGCGCGAGGCCGAAGGTCATGACGTGATCGTCCCGGCATCGTTCGCCGCCTCGCTCGGCGCAACGCATTGGTCCCGACTGTCGGTCGAGAAGCTGCTTGGGCTCGACGATACGGTCAAGCAGATCGCGCACCTCGGTCGGCTCAAGCAGGAATTGCTCGATGGTAAGGAGCGCCGCGAATTTCAGGCCGTGGTGGACGAGGCGCTCGGGTCGATCGACAAGTTGCCGCCCCGACCGCCATCGGATCTGATGGGTCCGACATGGGGCGATCGGATCAAGGGCCGTATCGCCAGTGTCGATGCTTCGTTGCTCAAGATGGAAACGATCGTCGATTGGCTGGATGGTGGCAATAGCGACGGGGTGTTCAACCGTGTTGTGTTCAAGCCGATCGCCGATGCGCAAGCGCTTGAGCAGGACATGACCGCCGACTATTTCGGCCGCATCCGTAGAGCGATGGAGGCGGTGCCCGGCGAGATCATTAAGAAGTGGCACGATCGCGTCACGATCCCCGAACTGATCAACCGCGAGACTGGCAATCCCTTTGTGATGACCAGGCAACGGCTGGTCGCGATGGCGCTCAATGTCGGCAACGAGGGCAATATGCAGCGCCTCGCCGATGGATATGGATGGAACCGCGATCAGATCATGGCGGTGCTCAACCGCGAACTGTCGCCGCCCGAATGGCAATTCGTGCAGAGCGTGTGGGACACGATCGACACGCTCTGGCCCCGAATCGCAGAAATGGAGCGGCGGGTTAATGGTGTCGAGCCTGAGAAGGTCGAGGCGACACCGATCGAGACCAATGCGGGGACGATGCGCGGTGGATATTATCCCGCAGTCTATGACACGACGCGCGATATCGACGCAGAGCGTAATGCGGGTTCATCAGCCGACCTTCTCGAAACAACCTATACGAAGGCGACGACGCGCGCCTCATCGACCAAGGATCGCGCGAATAAGGTGCGCCGACCGATCCTGCTCGATCTCGGCGTGATCAACCGGCATCTCGGCGAGGTGATCCACGACATCACCCATCGGGAAGCGATCATCAACGCCGACAAGTTCCTTCAACATCGTCAAATCGCGAAGGCTGTCAACGACACGCTCGGTCCTGAAATCCGCAAACAGTTCCGCCCATGGCTCAAGTTCGTCGCCAATCAGTGGGCGATGGAGCGGAGCGGCAACGAAGGTTTGGGCAAGTTCCTGAACAAGGCGCGATCGAATGCGACGGCCGTTGGCATGGGCTTCCGGGTCAGCACCATCATCACGCAGCTCGCGGGCTATTCGAACAGCTTCGAGGCTGTCGGCGCGAAGTGGGTTGCGCCGGCTATCGCTCAGGTGTCGGCGCATCCAATCGAATCATTCCGCACCGTCATGGAGAAGTCGGGCGAGGTGCGCCACCGCATGGACACGCTCGATCGAGACATCAATGCCGGCATCAAGGCATTGGCTGGCCGCAGGGACGTGTTCGCCGATGCCAAGCGCTTCGCCTATCACGGCATCGGCTATACCGATCGCATGGTTGTATTGCCGACATGGATCGGCGCCTACAACAAGGCATTGGCAGCAGGAAAATCCGAAGAGCAGGCGATTTACGAAGGTGACAAGGCCGTTCGCCAGTCACAGGGCGCGGGCGCTGCGAAGGACCTGGCGGCGGTCCAGCGCGGAACGGGCAAGTGGGGCGATCTGCTCAAGATCGCCACGATGTTCTACAGCTATATGAGCGCGCTCTATCAGCGCCAGCGGACACTTGGACGCGATACCGCAACGGCTGTGCGCGAGGGCAACAAAGCAATGACGCCGCAATTGCTCGCGCGGGCATGGTGGCTGCTAGTCGTTCCACCAGTTCTGTCCCAATTGCTTGCGGGCCGTGGCCCCGATCAGGACGAGGATTGGGGAACGTGGTCGTTCAAGCAGATGCTATTCAACCTGCTCGGGCCGATTCCCTTCGCCCGTGATCTCATTCAGCCGGTTTGGGACGGTATCGCCGGGAACAAGAGTTTCGGCGCGCAAATCTCGCCAATGCAGCGGGTGTATGACACGATCGACCTGACTGCGAAGGATATCGGCCGCAAGGTTCGCGGCGATGACACGAAGCACATGACCAAGGACGTGCTGGAAACCACCGGCTATGCAACCGGCGTTGTGCCGGGACAGATCGCTTCGGCTGCGCAATTCCTCGTCGATGTGGGTAATGGGAGCCAAGACCCGCAGACGGCGGCCGATTGGTATCGCGGTTTGACCACTGGTCATGCGCAGAAGCGCTAGGGCTTCACGCAATCGAACGCGAAGTGATACGTCGCCGGATCGCCGCCACGGAATCGCGCAGCCTTGCCGTATTGGTGGCAATGCTGATCGGCATAAGCCATGGCCTGGCTCTGATTCCAGACATTCGAAACCGTAACCGATACCTCGTTTCCTACGATGCCCGGTTTCCCCATGGTCGCGCATCCGCCCAATAAGGCTAGCGCGGTGATCGCCCCTCGTTTCATGTCGCCCTTCTTGCCACAGATCCCCAAGCGGTGGAATAGCCCCCTGATCTAGCCCCGATCTCGGCAACATGCAGTAAGTGCATACCCGTCCTTTTCAGGCCGGGAAAGCCGCATGACGATCGAAGTCACCAACCCAGTCGCGGGGCCGTACACGCCGAACGGGGTGACGACGGATTTCCCGTTCGCGTTCAAGATCATGTCCACCAACGAAATCAGGGTGGTGGACGCATCAGAGAATGTCATCGATCTCGGCTATAGCGTGACGATCGCCAGCAGCGGCGAAGGGGGAACGGTATCGTTCGCGAGTCCACCCGGCGCCAGTGTCGGCGAGTTTTATATTCAGGCCGACCCCGCTTTTGGTCAGCCAACCCTCTATGGGGCAACGACGACCTTCAATCCCGGCTCATTGAACAACCCGACCGATCGACTTGCCGCGCAGAATATCGTCCTGAAGGCCAAGCAGGATCGGAGCTTCATGGTCCCGATCGGGGAATCTGGGGTCACACTCCCGCCTGCAAGCGAGCGTATCGGCGGCAATAAAATTTTCGCGCCAGACCCAATCACCGGGGAAATGGGCATTCGCGATGGCTCGGCCTTCAAAGGCGATCCTGGTGCAGCCGGCAATGTCGCCTCGAATCTCGCCGAGCTAAAGGCAGCGCTCGTCACCAACGACACGATGATCTACCAGAAGCGGCCCTATAAATGGTTCGCGTCCAGTGACGATCCTGCCGACGACGATATCATCGTTGCGAGTGACTATGCCGGATTCTGGATCAGCCAGAAAGCGGCTGACCTTCCGGCCGCCGACGGAAACACCGTGCAGGTTAATCTTGATCGGCAGTCGTCCAAGCTGGGCAAGACGGTCTATGTGACCGATCCTCCCTTCAATGCTGTTGGTGACGGTGCCACCGACGATACCGCAGCCATCCTCGCCGCGATCAACAGCGGCGCGAGCACGATCATTTTTCCTGCAGAGAAAACCTTTCGCACGAACAGCACGATTCTGCTTACGTCCGCGAGCACGCTTGCTCCGAAGGTGACGTTAACGGGTGGCGGGACGCTCAAGAAGCATCACACCGGCTCGCACATCTCGATCTACGATCAGGCGAACATCACCATCAAGAACCTCTTCCTCGACGGTGACATCGACTATGACGAATCCATCGGTGGCGTTTACCGGGTCAACCGAACCGGGGGCTATGCGCTCGCGATCTACGGCGAGAATGTCCAGAACCTCAAGGTGCTCAACTGCGAGTTCACCGGCTATGCGCAAGACTGCATCCAGGTAAGGGCGAAGTGGCCGACCGGCAGCAGCCCCGGTGACGGCAATCCCGGCCCGACCGACAAGTCCACCTTCTCGAAGAAGGTCCGCATCCTCGGGTGCAAGTTCGACACGTGGCGCAACACGGCGATCCACTTCTCGGGCTGCATCGACATGATGATCAAGAGCTGCTCGTTCGAGTTGCCGGACGGTTTCTACCCGGCGTTCGGCAACGGTATCTTCTGCGTGGAGCTGAACGAGAAGGTTCAGATCAACGGCAATGATTTCCACAATATAGCCGATAACGCGATCGGCGTCGGCGAGGTCATGAACCCGCTGAACATCAACCACGATGTCTCGGTCGTCAGCAATACGATCGACAGGGTGGCCTATCCGCCGATCCTGATCTCGGGCGTGGATGGGTGCCTCGTCAAGTCCAATCAGATCACCAACGGCAATATGGAGGGCGATTGGGTTTCCGGCTGGCTCGGCAGCGGCATCGAGGGCGCGTCAATCCTGGTAAAGAGTTCCAACAAGGCGCGGACCAGCAACGTCACGGTCGACGGTAACACGCTCAAGAACTCGTATGAGCATGGCATCATCGTCTATGACGATGTGCCGACCGACGACCAGTACAAGACGATCGGCGTCAGCATCGTCAACAACAAGATCGACACCACCGGCGTCTCCACGACGACGACGACGAAAAACGGCATCAAGCTCAACGTTCAGAACCCCGTCATGGTCGATAACAACCGGATCGCGAATGCCGCGAGCTACGCGATCTATGCGTCGGGCCATCTGCATTCGTTCACCAAGAACGAGATCGTCAACCCCGCCCTCGGCGGCATCACCGTCAACAACTCGTTCTGGCCGAATACCGGCTATATCGCGGTGACCGGTAACACCTTCATCGGCTGCGTGAACGCGGCGGTGACGCTCTACATGCAGCCGCATTCAAACCTGTCCGGAAACAAGTACGTCAGTTGCGGCACCAGCGCGAGTTTCGCCACTTTCCCGACCGACCTGCCTGTCAACACCGCAGTCGTCATCGATCATTCCGATTACGTGACGATCTCGGACGACAGATATTACGACAGCGGCTTTTTCGGGATTCTGTTGAAAGCTTCCCGGAACGCCAAGGTGAGCAACAGCACGTTCATCGACAACGGCAATATCACCACCATTTCCGATGCGTACCGCGGCGGCGTGTACGTGATGGCCTTGAGCACTGACGCATACAAGGCGCACAAGTTCACGAACAACAAGTTCATCACTTCGGGAACGCAGAAGGTTGCGATAAACGGTGACGCCACGCTGGACACGTTCTCGCTTTCGTCGGGCGACGAACTGTTCGGGACGCACTCTTCCGCCAGCAAGTTAACCTTCAACGCCTTACCTACCAGCCTTCATGCGTCGAAAACATACGACTGGCCTAGTCTCGCCGATGCTTCGCAGCAGAGCACTACCATAACGGTTACAGGCGCTAAGATCGGCGCGATGGCTGCGGCCTCTATGAGCGTGGCCCTGTCGGGCACAAGGCTTTGGGCGGAAGTGACGGCGGCGGATACGGTCACCGTCTATCAGCGCAACGACACGGGCGCAGCTGTTGATCTCGCTTCGGGAACGCTGCTCGTCAGCGTGGCGGTATGACCGACGAGCCGCGCAAGATCGTCATGCCGGGGCTGGCGTGATGCCGTGGTGGGCCACCATCATCGCCACGCTGGTGGCGGGCGCCGAAAGGCGGCGTGATGTATGAGGGCCGTCGGCGTGCAAGTTGATTACACCGGGCAGCAAGGCGGCTTGATGGCGATGGCGTTCGCTGCCGGCTGGGGCGTCGCTACGGCGCTCTGGATCGGCATTGGCGGGCTCATCTGGAAAATGTTCATCGAGCCGCGCATCCGCACGCTGGAAGCTGACATCGAGAACTACAAACGTCGGATCGACCAGCTCGAAACGGTGCTGTTGCTGCACGGGCCGCAGCAGCTTCGGCAGGCGATGCAGTCGGCTCTTTCCGAGACGCATTTGGATATCGAGGACGTGAGGGCGGGGCAATGAACACCGATGAGTTCTTCGATCAGGTCCGCGCGTCGTTCGGGCGGCTGTCTCAATTGCAAGTGGATGGGTTCAGCCGATTAAGGCCTGTCTTTGCGCAGATAACTCTCCCGAGGTCGTCGGTTCGGCAGCTGCCCTACTGGTGTGGTAATCGCTTCAACCAGTTCTATGCCGCCTTTCAAGCGCATGTTGAGTGTTGTCTTGCTCACCCCATACGCACGACACGCAGCCGCGAGAGAAGGGTAATCAATGTCGCCGATGCGAACGGGGCGAAGGCTACGTCGGTGTTCGGCTCCCTGCTGAAAGCTCGTCGCCCATCGGCAATTTCCCGGCTCGTAATCTCCGTAACTGTCGATGCGGTCGATCGAGTGGTCGCGGGAGGGCCGCTCTCCCATGTCATCGAGAAAGGCCATGAAGGACTCATTCCAGCGGCGGCAGACACTAATCCCCGCTCCGCCATATTTCGGGAAATCTTTATATTTCGCGTCTTGGCATCTGCGCTTCATGCCAAGCCAAACGCGGTAAGTCGGGCTCACCCGTCCAGCGCGCTTGTGCCCGTGTTTTACGTTAACCGTGGAAAGTTGTTTGGTCATTTGAGCAGTATAGGCGACCATAGGATATAACGCAATGACGATCGAGAGCATGATCGATACGACCATCGGCAAAGAGGGTCGCTATTCGAACAATCCGAACGACACGGGCGGCCCTACCATGTGGGGCATCACCGAGCGGGTCGCCCGGAAGCATGGCTACACTGGCGACATGCGCAATCTACCGCGCGATAAGGCTGTGGCGATCTATCGGCAGGAATACGCCATCGGTCCCGGCTTTGCGGCCGTTGCGGCGATCGACATGCCGGTGGGCGCGGAACTGTTCGACACAGGCGTCAACATGGGGCCTGCGCTGCCGACGCTGTGGTTCCAAGAATGGCTGAACGCCTTCAATGATCAGGCCTCGCTCTATCCCGATATCAAGGAGGATGGCGACATCGGCCCGGCGACGCTGGCAGCCTTTCGGTCCTATCTCGCGAAGCGCGGCCCCGAAGCCAGCAAGGTCATGGTCGAGGCGCTGAATTGCGATCAGGGCAGCCGCTATAAGGTTTTGGCGCGCGCTCGTGCTGCCAATGAAACATTCGCCTACGGCTGGGTCCGCGCGCGGGTAGCGGCATGAAGAACCTCTCCCGCCTCTCATGGACCTCGATTGCCGTCATGGTTGGCCTGCCGGTGCTGCTCGGCTTCATCGCGTGGCTGATCTACATCCTGTCGCACCCCTCGCAATGGTGCGGCACGCCGGTTGGCGCGGCGAAAACGACGGGCCAGCGGCTTCCGATCGCCGATTGCACCAACATCGTGCTCCAGCTCATCCACTGGCTCGGATGGTGGGGCCTCGGGCTGATCGCCTGCGTCTGTGTTGCGTTCCTCACGATCGTGACGCGCGACCTCAAGGCTGGGCTGGACGCTACCGGCCCGGGGGGAACGAGCCTGCACCTCGGCGGGGATGCGGCGCAAGCGGCTGACACGGTTGCAGGTGCCGCGGTGGACGCAGCCGCACAGGTAAAAGGGGAAGCACAATGACCCTCACCAACCTCATCCCCGGCGTTAGCCAGGCCAAGGCCATCGTCGGCGGCATCATGGTCGCTGGCATCCTCGCGCTCGGCGTCTGGGTCTGGCGCGTAGACGGTCTTCGCGCGCAGCATCTCGCCGATCTGCATACGGCACAGGCGCAGTTCACGGCGGAAAGCAACGCGCACCGGGTGACGCTCGCCTCGCTGGCGCAGTGCCAATCCACGCTCGCCGAAAAGAGCGCGGAGAGCGATGCGCGGGCGAAGGCCTATTCCGACGCGCAGGCGCAGGATCAGGCGAACACCAAGGCGAACGACGCCAAGCAACGCGCCACAGACGGCCAGAGAGCCGCGCTGGAGGCGATTGCGAAGGTTCCGGGTGGTTCGGTGCCCTGCAAGGTTCCCGGCGCTCTGGCGGCTTCCCTGAAAGGATTGTGATATGCGCGCGCTGATTCTTGTTCCGCTGCTCGGGCTCGCCGCATGTGCGACGACAAAGGAATGCGCACCTCCCGGCGTCAAGATCGTCACCCAAACGGTGACGAAGGAGGTGGCGAAGCCGTGCCCGGTGACGAAGCCGTCGCGCCCCGCTCCGCTTGCTCAGCCGCTCCCCACTGACGCAATCCAGCTCGCCGCGGTGCTCGGGGCCAAGCTGTTGGAATGGGCGGGCCCGGGTGGCTACGGCGATCGATCTTCCGGCGCATTGGATACGTGCATCAAAGCTGGTAAGGAATAGCTGTTCCCGCTCTGTCCGGGATCACGCGGATCGCGACCGCGCCGGATATCGGGCTAGGGTGGCGGCGTTTGGACGGGGAGAACCCGGTCGCGCCGTCGCTTCACTTTTCGGCCAGTTCGTTCCACATTCGTTCGCATGGACGAATCACAGAAGCGCGCGGCTGGATCGCTATTCCACATACTCCGATCTGCGGCGAAGAAGGAGAACCCGGAAGCTGATCGGGGATCGGATCGGGTTGCTGCTGCGATACTGAGACGGGCGGGGCGTGGTGATCTTGCCGACGAGATGGATCGCAAGTGGGGCTTTACCACCGACCGTCAAAAGCAGCGATAACCAGCAGCACCACAAAGAACCCGACCCCGAACCATAGCAGCGCGCGGAGCCAGGGCGGCTGTTCGGGGCGGTTTGGATCATCCCGTTCGGTGAACTCGCGCAGCATTACACCTCCATCGCCGCGCGCAGCCTAGCAGCATTCGTCCTATATATCCTCACGCAATCGCAACCGGTCGGCGATGCGGTCAATCACCAGTTCGGCTTGGGCAAAGTCGATCTCGGTCATGAGTAGGCTCCGGGACGGGCTGCGATCATGGCGGACCAAACAGGATAGCACCCATCTTCGGGGTCACACGTTGACCCAGCGTCAATCATCGCCTCTGTCGGCTCACGCGGGACAAGCACCATCCCATCCGGCACCGCGATCAGGGAGGCGATGGCGTCGAGTTCATGGCAGGCGCCCAACCTAGAAATGCGAGCTTCGCCATTAGCCACTATACGACCAGCGAGACGCCCCAACCGGTCAATCGCCTCCCGACGATCGGCTGTATCGGTGGCCTTAGGCGCGGGGACGTAATCGATTCCGTCTCGTGGACCGTTTGGCCCGTTCGGATGCGAATGCGAGATTGCTTCCTCAAGCGTGAAGCGACCGGCTTCCGCCGTATCTCGCGTGTAGCCTTCGGCGTTCGGCCGATAATACGCGCCGCCTTTCGTGATGAAATACCGATCGGCTGTATCGATGGGGATAGGACGTACAAGCGGCAGGGTGACATCGAGCATCCTGCGTTTCGCCTCGCGCCACGAGGCCAATTGACCAGCACGCTCAAGCTCGACAGCATCCTCCCCCACTACAGGGCTATTGGATGAGAGGGCGACGAGCGCTTGATCCAGCCAAACTGCGGGGATGCCCTCGCTATCGTGGCCGTCCCATTCGATTGCCTCGCGTAAAGCCGCCTCCACCAACCCACCGTGTTGAGGTTGAGAGAGGCGTTCGATCGCATTCGCAGCTTCCTCAGCAATTGGGCTGTCTGCCCGCATAGCGTGTTCACGCAGCCGCTTCACCAGCGCCTTGTCTGGTGCATTGTTCTTAGGGGGGTTAGGCATTGTTTTTCCCCCGGAATTGAGGATTTTTGTTAGGCCAGTGACGCTCCGGGACACCCAAGCTCTCTAATCGCCTGCGGATGCGCGCGGGCCGCGTGGCGTCGTTCGACCACCGCAGATCGCAAAACAGATATCCGGCAGCGAAGCTAATCACCGCAATGACAATTAGTGCCATCCCTTAGCCCTCCTTCTTGGTTGAGGTGAGAGCTATTGGCCGAGCAATACTCTCCGCGTATTTCCAAGCCTCGCTATCGACCATTCGGCGAGATGCGAATTGAGCGCGAACGACCAGACGAAGTTTTGCATTCTCCGCTTCGAGCTTCGCTATCGTCTCGTCCTTATTGGTGGAGACGCGGGTATTCCAACGACGCGCAGCTTCGCCGTCTCCATAATAGGAAACATGCGGATGGACGCAGTCGGGCGATATGCACTCGATCATGGTCCCGGTGCCATCACCGCTTGGGAAGCACTCGGGTTGCGAGCCGCAAAACGGACACGGCAACAGGCTCACGGTTTCAGTCTCTTGGGTCATGGATGACGAGCCTCCCACCAAATGCCGAGCGCGACGACATAGAGCACGACCCCAACCATCCCGAGCGCGTTGGTCATGTTTTGGCTACCGTGGTCAGCAGCAGCTCCAGCCAGCAGGATAAAGATCGACCCCGCCACGATGCACCCCCAACAGCGGTCAAAGAAGCTGCCCATTACGCCGCACCCGCCAGATCGCGCAGGGCCAGCTCCTGCAACCGCGCCTCATTGATACCGCCGTATAGGCCATGACGCTCATAGACGCGCCGACCATTGGCCTTGATGGCGCGGTCTACCTCGGCGAGCTGCATCAACAGCTTGCGCTTGCGGTCGAGCGCGCGGGCAACGGCGCGGGCTTCCTGCCTCTCTGCCTTCATCATCGTATCTACGGGCCGGCTTATTAGGACCGGCCCGCTCCCTGTATGGAACTATGCGGCGGCTTTCAGGGCGTCAGGCCCTTCCTCGCCAAGATATGCGGAGCGGTTGTATTCGCCGTAGTTCGGCGGATCATCGACCTTGCCGAGCAAGTCATGCTTCCAGCCTTTGCAGGTGCCGTAGCCCGGCGTATATTTGCCAGACAGCGGGCCACCTTCGGCGAGGCACAGCGCCTCAACGGGGCCGCCACCGATCGATTGTGCGACCATCTCGCTCCAAAAGCGGCAATCACTGCATCGTGACATGCTCATTCCCTCCTATGCGGCCCGATCAACGGGCACAGGTTCAGACCAGCGGACGCCGTGGCGCGCGCCGTATTCGTAAATGCATTCCAGCAAATCGCTCATCTGCTGCTTGTTCAGCGCGGACGAGCGGAACCCGGTCGGGAAGGGCTGTCCGTTCAGCCCGACCTCGAATTGCACGGCGTGACCGCAGGCGTGCATAAACAGCGCCTTCCATGCGTCGGCGGTGTGGCATCGGCCCTCGGGCTTCGCACGCGACACATCGGACAGCATCGCCCACATCTTGGCGTTCTGTTCGTTGGTGCGGGTCGCCTCGCGGATGTTCACGACGGCATCCACAGGAGCCTTGTCGATCAGCCTCTTGGCGAACGCGCGCTGCGTATCGCCGCGCAGAATGACGGTCTGGCCTTTCATAGCCCGCGCTCCCTTCGCTCTTGCTCGATCTGCGCACGTCGCGGGCTGGCCTTGGCGAACTCATCCGCCAGTGCCATTAGGTCCACGCCATACTTGCGCTCGAAAGATTGCTCGCCAATTGCGTGCTGTTCGGTATGGTGATCCTTGCAACCGCTGACGGTGAAAAAATCCGATGGCTTGCGGCCCATGCCAGCATCGCTACCCCGGCGAATGTGCATCACTTCGATCGGGCGCCCGCCGCAGCCCGGCACGATGCACTGGTGCGAGCGGACGAACGAGCAATGGGCTTGCGAACGCCAGCGCTCGGAGCGCTTCGGTTTCTTGGGGATGCGAGCGGGCAACATCAGGCTGCATCCCCATCCGGCGCGAACCGGCCATGCTCGTCACGGCGGCGCGGCGCTGTGCGGCTAGGCTGACCAATCTCGGCGAGCGACCGCAATTCAGGCGCCCCCCGGAACCGGCGAGCCTCGTTGATCCGCTTCAATCGCTCGTCTGGGTCGGCCCAATAGCGGCGGCGCTTGTCGGCAGCGAGGCGCTGGCGGTCGCGGAGAGGGAGCTTGAACATCATCCGGCCCTCAGCATCGCAACCTTCTCGTCAGTCACGAAGTCCGACAGGTCGTTCGCAGCGGGATAGGCTGCATTGAGGCGCGCGATCGTGTCCTCGACCTCGGCGAGAAACTTGCCGACCTCAGCCTCAAGCTCGGCGATGCGCGCGTCGTCGCGGTGGACGCGCTTGACGAACAGGCGCTTTTCCTCGGAAAGCCGAGGGTCGTAACTGACAAAATCCGTCCACTTTCGATCCGCGCACGCCATCTGCCATTGCATCTGGACAATGTATTTGTCCGCGATCGCACCGGTCAGTAATGTCTGAATGTGGGTCGCGGAATTTGGCGCCTTGATCTCGACAAGGCCATCGTCCCCGACGATTCCATCGGGCGATGCGCCAGCGGACGCTAATAGCGGATGATCGACAAAGCCGACCTGTTGGACGTCAACGTCATGCAGAAAGCTATATGCGGCGCGTGCCTCGCCCTCGTGGGCTGTGCCCCATTCCATAGCAGCGTTGGTGAAGCGCGGTTCCTGAACGCCGGTCAGACGTTCACAAACCAGCTCGGCGAGATAGTTTGCGCGTGAAGCTGAATATCCTGTTTTAGTTCTTGCCACGATATCGGACACCCGAGACGCGGTTACTTTGCCGAGCCTGATTTTGAACCATTCGTCAGACCGCTGCTGCATATCATGCATGGCCGTTCTCCGGACATTTGTAGTATTGGCGGCCAGAGCCGACCGGGACAGACAGCGCCTTTTCAATAGGCCAGTGTCGATCCTGAATACGCTTGACGATCGGCCGATATCTTAGATCATGACGGCGGCAGTATTCACGTAGAGTGACGCGATCAGAACCATCATCGACGTAAATGCAATTTCGCCGATTGCTGTTCTGCTCTTTGCGGGTAGCCCACCGACAATTTTCCGGCGAATAGCCCTTGTCGTTGTCGATTCGATCCAGAAGCCTGCCAGCAGGGCGCGGAGCCATGTCCTCCATGAACGCTGCTGAACTGCGCCACCGATCGCAAACGGTGATTCCGCGTCCACCATAATTCGCGTAAGCTCGGTGATTTGGATTGGTGCACCGCGAAACCATATCGGCCCACACCCAATAGAGACGATCCTGCTCGCTCATTTCGCCGCCCTTTCGGCCATCTTGCGAGCCTCAAAGGCGTCCAGTTTGGCGAGGGCTTCGCGATAGCGAGCGCCGGGCAGAAACCCGAGGCTGGCGACGCCGAGCGACTGCGCCAGCTTCGTTTCGTTCGCCCCAACTTGAGCGCAGCGACGCTGCAATTCAGTCAGTTCAGCAAGATCGACCGGCGCACCGGTAGAAGCAGCCTGTCCGTCATCGTCGGTAGTGATGATGTCGAAGATCATCAGTTTCAGATAGCGCCGGCCATAAGACATTGTGGAACCGAAGCCATGCGTCGGCGTCTTGTTCTGGTTGCCCTTCATGCCAACCGTGTCGGCTGGGATATCGGCTTTGAAATCCTCGTGGTGGCCCCCGCGGTGGCGAAGGCGAGCAGTCACCCGGTAGTGATTATCCAGGTGGCTCGGCTCCGTGCCGTAGGACAGCGAGAAGCCATGCTTGGCGATAATTGGGTCGGCGCGCTCGGCGAGGGACGCTAGATCGGCGTATGACGATCGCGTGCTATCGTTCGTCTTGCCTCGGTAGATTTGCGGCATTTCGGCTTTCGCCGCCGCCAGCGCCTCGCTATACTCGACCTCGGCGTTGCGGACGAGCATCCGTTCGTGGAGGCTGAACAGCCGCTCCATCTTGTCGATGTCAGTATTCGGATCGCGGGCGGCGCGCTCGATCACCGCCAGCAAGCCGCCGGCGTAATCGGTCACGTCCTGAGATTCATGCTTCGTGACGGCGTTCATTTGCTATTCTCCTGAACGAAATGAGGGGGGCGGCTGGCACAAGGCTGGCGATGAATCTCGGCACGGATTGCAGATCCAATGTCCTCGCAGGCGGTGACATCACAGTCTGGCGCGGAGCAACCGATGGTGCTTTCCTGCCAGCAATGATGCCGCCCCTCGGCGATACGCGCGGCATGGCTGATTGCGGCATTCCAGCCGGCCCAAAACTCAGCATTCGCATAGCATTCGAGCGCGGTCCGACCCGCAGCGTCTGCCGCCATCAAATGCGGCCTCGCCTCGGCAGCAGCGGCGACACGATAAGCCTGATATTCATCAAGGGGGTTCGTCATCACGACAGCCCTCCGACGATCCACGGCGCCTCGACACACCCCACAAAAGCGAGAGCGAAGATCGCCATCGCCATCCAGTCGGATAGAGTGGAGGTGCGGAGGGTGGAGAAGATGCGGCGGATCACAGGGCACCGCCGTTCTGCGCGATCCAGTCTTGGACTTCGCGGGCAACTGCGATATATTCGGCGCTCGGCGTCTTGGTGATTTCCTGCCCCGGCTGATACGCGCGCCAAATGCGAGCGCGGAGACGGGCCGGCAGCTTGAACCAGTGCTGGCGACAGCCCCACATGGCTGGCGGCACCTTCCGGGTGCATCCGGTCCAGTGGCAGTGATGATCGAACGTCGTGTTGCGCGCGGCTTCGGCGCGAACGTAATCGGCCTTGCTCACCGGCTCGTCTCCCTCACTTGGCAAGCATCATTGAGACGCTGGCGGAAAGCTGCGTGATCCTGTGCAAGCCGCTCGGCATCGCGATCGAACGCGGCGGACATGCGGTGGTATTCGGCGAACGGGTCAGCCGGTGGCGCGAGAAACGCAGCCTCGGCGCGAATCAGGGAGCCGGTCATGACGAGCGTCCGACAAACATGGCGAGAAGAAAGACGCCGACGATGGCGCAATAGAGAGCGGCGTTGCCCCGACGTTTGTTCTCCAAGAACGGATTGAACAGCGTCAGGGCGAACGCGACGGCGAGTAAGGCTCCGCCAAGCCGTGCGAGAATATCCGTCATGGCTGCTCACCGGTGGCGCGGGCGTGATGCTCTCGATGGTGGACCGCACAAAGCCAGCGCACATCTAAAGGACGGGAATAATCGTCATGGTGGGCCTGCACTTTGGGGTCGCCGCAGACTTCACACGGTTCCTTTGTCAGCTTTCCTGACTGGACAGCGCGGTTCACCTGCCAGCGGGCGGCGTGATGATCGCGCATATCGCCATTGCGATATCGCTTTTGATTGGCAGCGCGCCGGCTCTTGAAGGAGCGATCGTCCTTGTGCTTGTCGTAATAAGCCCGGTCAGATTCGGCCTTTTTCTCAAGATAGGCAGGATCATTTTTCCGGCGCAGATTGCGACGACGATAAAGCTCTAGTCTTGCGGGAGTAGATGTCATGCGATCTCTCCCGTGGCGCGTGCGATGGCTGCGCGGATGCGATCTTCGGCGTGCAGCTTTGCACCGCCGAGAGCCGCCCATTCCTCTTTGGAATATTCCTCTTCGCCATCTACGCTGTCGATCACGTCGATCAGTTCTTGGCACGCCTCCAACAGATCAGGAGCGGCGGCGATCAGGCGGGCGTTGGCCTCGATTTCTTCCCGGCTACGATGCGTGCTGCGAACGGCAGCAACAGCAAGATATCTGCCCTCACCAGCCTCGCGCACAAACCAGCCCGTTTCCGGCTCATACTCAAGCCCGGTGGAACGCCACGGACCGTGAACCGACAGGAATTGCAGGCCGGGAGCATCGTAATTGCCGCGCCAATGCGCAGGTATTTCCTCGTCACGGAAGGCGCAGTAACCGCACAGGTGCGAGCCGCGGCAATCCATGACGGCGAGCATATCCTCACGACGCAGAAGATCGTGGGAATACGGATAGGCCGGGATCGCGCTCATGCCCGCCCCCGATCCGCCAAATACAATATCGGCTCGCCATCCTCATCGGCACCGCAGGCTTGACCGATCTCGTTGGCAAGGTCGTAAACCGCGTCTACCTCGATCAGGTCGTAGATCGCATTGACCAGCGCGCGGCCCGAATGGCTTTCGAACAGGCGGTTGCGATCGGCGTCATCCCGAGCCTTGGCCGCTGCGGTAATCAGCATCTCAAGTTCGGTGCGCTGGCGGGACCAACCGGTTGCCGCAGCAAGACGCTCGGCAGCACGGTCCAGGTTGAAGTGCGCGATCTCTGGCACGGATGCCAGCTCGTCGCGGATGCTGCCAGCGCGGGCGGATAGGGTGGGGGTGGCCATGTTATGCGGCCTCCGCTTCGGCGAGGCGCTTCATATCGGCCATCGCGCCTTCGTTCGTGTCGATCCAGTTCGGGATCTTCTCGAGCTTCGGATCGCTCGCCTGATAGATCAGCGCGGCGGCGGCCCCGGTGCCGTAGACACCTTCAAGAACGCGGCCACCGGGGCCAGCGAGAACGACCGCCCATCCGGCGCGACAATGTGTCGTGCCACAGTATCCGCCGCGGTGCCACGATGACATGTCGAGCGCTTCCGGCTTGCTCGCAGCCTTATAAATCGCTTGGTGGATATTCGGGATTTTGGGTATCCAGTCGGCACCGCGCAGGTCGGCACCGCGCAGGACGGCATCGCGCAGGACGGCACCGCTCAGGACGGCACCGCTCAGGTCGGCATCGCTCAGGTCGGCACCGCTCAGGTCGGCATCGCTCAGGTCGGCACCGCGCAGGACGGCACCGCTCAGGTCGGCATCGCGCAGGACGGCATCGCGCAGGACGGCACCGCTCAGGTCGGCACCGCTCAGGTCGGCACCGCGCAGGAC